TCAAAGTCTTCTACAGACAAGTCTTCCAGCTTCACTGAGCCGCCATAAACTCCGAAAATCTCTCCGACTTGAACGCATCTTGGCTTGCCAGCGGCTTGAACGACATAATCTTGTTTAGTCATATCAAGCTGAACCTGACCAAAGTCAAAAGCTAATCTGCAAATTCTCTGTTTCGCTTCGAGTAATGCAGAGATTCTTTGAGACTGAGACATGGATTCCCAGTTGTTAAGTTTCGGCATATCCATAGCCATCTTTTGGGCTTGTCGATATGTCATAAAAGAATTGACTCCGACAGTCAGCGGGTCTGCGATAGTCAATCCATAAGCATATTCGAGAGAAAAAACCGCACCTGATTTAGTCTTTGCTTTCAAGCAAATAATGCGAATATCTCTCGAAGTTTCTTCTTTTAAAGTGTTGACTTCTTCAGAAGTCTGAACGATTACCTCTGAGATAGTCTCTTCTTCAACAGGTTCCGAAGGTTCTTCTTGTTCAGGTTCGTCTGTCAAAGCCTCTTCAGGCGTTTCAGGGGTTTCAGGCTCTGTTGGTTCTTCCGTTTCTTCAGGATAGTCTTCACCGTTCGGGACATAGACCGTCGGCTTAACTAGTTCGTTGTTTTCAGAATCAATCACACGATAAGTAACCCCAACAACATCCGCAATGGGGTTGCCAGCGTCATCGTTTAGTGCGATGTTTGATTCAACAACATTTCCTGAAATAAAAACGTTCATTCTTCTTTGCCCGCAATGGCGTAAATTCTTTCGATAAGTCTGCGAATAGAGGTATCTCTGATGCCCAACGGGGTGGCAACATCTCGAAGTCCGTTAATGCCCTTTTCATCCGCAATCTTTTCCAATTCATCTCGGGTGTAGCGAATGATGATTTCGGGGACTTCTTCTGCGGGAGGCAAGACTTCGACAATTGTCTTGCTTACAGCATCTTTGGGCTTTTCTTCGTGATGAATGAATTCAGGATGATCGGAATCGTTTCCTGCAACAACTTCGGTCTTTACAAAGACATCACGTGTGACACGTCCGATAGGAGCGGAAATCTGAGTGTTGTCAACGATTCTTGAAACTTCAGAGCCGTCTTCCCAAACGCAAGCCATGACTACAGAGATACGAATTGCTTCGTTGTGCTTCACGTCACGATCAGAGATTCCGTTCGTAAAGTGAATTGTTTGCAGATAGCCCGTGTAATTACACAAGCCGTCTTGTTTAATCTTAAGTTTCATGGAGAATATTCAAATAAGGGCGGGAAGTTTCCCGCCCGTGTCTTGATTTAACTCAAAAAGTGAGTTGGGGCTTAGTTACCGCCGCCAGTTGTCGGTTTGGCGCCGATCTGAACGTTCTTCAAGCAAGCCAGAGACTTGGTGGACTTCAGAGCAAGACCGCAGTACCACTTCAAGCGAGTACGGATAGCGTCCTTATTCTGAACAGTACCGATGTTTTCAACAACGATACCAGCGTTTTCGCCGCCATAAAGACCATGCAGACCGTCGAGTTCATTGGCGCGGAGAGCAAAAATCTGGCAAGTGCCATCATCCGCCATCGGAATGAATTCATTCATCAGAATCGGCATACCCTGATGAACAAGCATATGGTGACCGAAAGCAGGAAGCATCTGCATGACAGCGTCAGTACCAGAGGTGGCACGGAGAATCTGACGATACGCACGAATTGTCGGACGGTTCATAACGAGAACGTCTGCACCGTTCGGGACTTTATCGAGCAGTTCGTCAAGCATTGCAAAGTTCAATGCGGAGGCCTTTCCGTCGATGGTCTGATCGGACGTAACGAGCTTGGCGATACCGTCAAACTGTTTTGCGTTAGTGGTGGAGTTACCCTGAATCAGAACCTTGGAGAATTCACGGCCCATTCCCTTGGCTTTCTTAGCAATCTGAATTGCAAGCTGATTGTTGTGATCAGACATAGTAGCCTGAAGGAATTTATCAACGTCAACGTCGCCAATCAGAATACGAAGTTTGGCAACGACTTCAGTGAAGGTGGAGGCAGATTCCTGAACGGTGTCGTTCGGATCAAGCCAGTCAGCACCAGCAAGAGTGTTTTCGCGGTTGTAAACGTAAGCCTTAGAGTTTACTTTTACGAAGGGAAGAATGGAGAAAAGATCATCACGATCAATAATTTCAGTAATGATGCCGGAGATAAGTGTGTTGTTAGAAAGTCTCTCGGCTTCTGCGCGAAGTAAAGGCATTTTTTATTATTTTCCTTAAAGACTTTTTGTCTTCGTGCCTAGGTCGCTTTAGGATTTGCGAGACAATGAAAGTTTGTTGTTGTTTTTATGCTTTCAGATTGTCTAACTCTTTGAAATTGATCGACAATCTTTGTCTGAGTAGAGCCAAGAGACCGAACGGCTCTTGGCGTATTTTTGCATCACTATACCACAAATTTGACATTTTGTCAAGTGGTATTTTAAACTAGAAAGTTTTTATTTTAAATTTGAAAGACCCTTGGCGATCTGTTCAATCGCCGTCATCCCTTTCGTGTTTTCCTGAACAGATTTGGACTTGGAAGAAGAACCAGCACCGCTCTTAATCTTGGATTTCAGCAAGAAATCTGCATCGGGGTCAGCAGAGATAATCTTTTCCATTGCAGAATCGAACGGAAGATTATTTCCGTACTGATCAACAAAAGGAGTACGGTCTTTCTGACCACGCGGTTTGTCAAAACCAACGACCTGACCATCAACCAAATCAAAATAATCGTCATAAATGACGCGAGCTTTGTTTGGCGTCAAAGTCAACTGTTCGTTGATGTACTGAGAATTTGCGAACTTTGCGCCGATGGTCAGTTCGATAATGCGTTTTTCGCTTTCAACATTCTTGGCCTTTTCGGCTTCAAGCTGTTTCTGAATCTCAGTCATTGCTTTGACGTGATCGTCGCTCATTTGTTTTTTGAGCTTTTCCCACTCACCTTTGGCTTCAAGCTCTTTCTTCTGCTTGTCTTCTTCGGCTTTCAGCATGGCAGAAAGTTTCTCAATACCACCGAGGTTTTCAACTTCTTCAAGTTTCTTTTTGAATTCGGCAATCTGAGCCTGAGCAGTCTTCAGCTCTTCTTTCTTTTTCATGATGTCTTTGAGCAGTTTGTGATCTGCTTCAGACATTCCGTGCTCACCTTCCTTCTTGTTCTGAGCGTCATCAGGTTTGGGGTCTTCTTTAGACTGTTCGGCCTGTTTGTTGTTGTCGTTATCTTCGGCTTTCTGATTTTCGGAAGAAGTGCCGTCACTGCCAGCAAAAATTTTGAATTTGGTTGTCATTGTTTTCCTTGTCAATTCTCTTTGACTTATTGTTATTTAGTATCTTTGGTAACTTGTCCCTGTCGTCTGTTCGCAACTGGACGCTTGTTATCGGAATTTGAACCGTCTGCACCCTTTGTTGCGTCGCCCTTACCGCTTTGTGTTTTGTAGAGTGTGTGGGTTGGGTCTCGCAAATTGTTAGAGGCGGTTCTCATAGTTGTCGGATTAGCCATCATCTCTTCGATAGAGATCGGCCACTTCTTCAACTCTTTTTCGATCTCTTCACGAACGCTCTTCTTTAACATTGGGAAGAGTTTGTCCATAAGAGCACGCATCTGTTCGCGTCTTAAGGCGTCAGGAGCGTCAATCAGCATTAAACGAGAGGCAATATCGAACTCGTCATACAAACCACGAGTATCAAAATTGTCGGGATAAAGCACGTATCTCTTGTGCTCGTTCTTTTCCTCGTCAATCTTCTCTCCGCACCAAAGAGCCACAATTTTGACAATCTTGTTTTCGATTACTTCAAGACTGTCTGCCTTTGCTGTAAGCAAGGCGTTAACACGCTCAAAGTCGTATGCTTTCGCAACGCCCGAGCTGTTATCTTTACTGACCGCATTGTCCTTGTTGGTTCTTTCGCTTGAAAGACCGACCGTGTGATAAATCTCAGAAACAATGCGGTTTACGACCTCAAGAATCAATTGAGCTTGCTTGGGGTCAGGTGAAATGTATTCAGGAGCACGCGAAGAACCGTCTGTCACATAAGTGAAGATTCTTTTTGTACCCATCTCAATCAACTTGTCTTGAACATCGCTGTCTGCGCCAGAAGCCGATGTCGGCATAATCAACTGAGAAAATGTCTGATCTTGAATAATTGCATCAAGGTTAGAGAGGTAGTTTGCGGTTGCTCTATCCAAGAACGCAATATCATTGAGCATGCTCGGAGAGCCATATTCTTCGTCAGAAAGAAGATGATCGGCAAGAACGACAGGCACAATGCCCAAACCATGTTCACCTTGATCAATCAGTTCATAAATCTTGCGGGAGTTGTTATAAGCAATAACGAACCAATCGTTTGTCGTCCAAAGACGATACTGAACACGTTCTTTCCCACTGGAAGTAAACGGGTTGTCGTCATCACGCACAACTTCTTGAATCAAAATCCAAGAAAGCTCTCCGTTCACGTCAAACGAATAATCGAGCATCTGCTGAGGTGTAACGATATAAGCGTAAGGATGAATCTTTAAAGATTTTTCATCTGCTTTAGACAAAACACCATTCGAAACTCGTTCGTTATCAATCACAATGCCAATACGACCGTAGATGGAGGTGTTCTTAGCAATCTGCTTCGCTAAATCCTGAATATCGGAGCCGAACTTAGTTGCTTTCTTCCAGAAGTGCTTTACGCCCTCGGGAGCGTCTTCTGAGCGCTCAACATTCTGTTTAAAAAGATATTTAGTAACAAGATCAACAACTTCGCGGGAATGATTGAATCGATAGGCACGCTCCCGTCGATCTTCAAAGTCTTTTTGACCTTCTTTGATGTACTTGAAAATGTTATCGTCAAACCACTTTCTCCCGCCGTGATAAGTCGATTCAAAGAAGTCCCAACTAGTCACCATTTCATCATACAAAGGATGACGACGGGAAATCAGATTCTTAAAGGGGTTGGCTGTAGAACTTGAATCAACCTGCGGGTCAATGTACGTAACACTGCCTGCTTTCTCAAAATTTTTCGTCATTTATTCTTCTTATTATCGTGAGTAACCTGCAACATTGAGTTTTCTGATCGGATATTCAATCTCAATCGCATATCCGAGTGCATCAGCAGAGTGTTCTATGTTTGCCGATTTATCGACTTCTCTTGAACCTTCGATATAAAGCGTCTGCTCAAGAGCGTTAATCAAGTGAGTACATGAAGGGTCAACGAATAGTCTGATCTTTCCTTCAGCACTCATAAGCATTCTGTTTACTGAGTTAACACGATCTGCAATCGCTGGATGCTGTCTGCGATACTTGATACGACTAAAACCGTGTTCCCTCAAAATATCAATATCAGTTTCACCACGTGCGTGCTGTCTTGCCCCGCCAGCGGGGTCGGGGTAAAGCGTAATTCTGTCTTGCCAGCGGTAATACTTCTGCTCAATAGCACACGCCATTTCTTCAGTATTGGAAGACACTTTGACAATCTCTCCCACCGCCCACAATTCGCCATTGGATTGAGGTTGAAGAATGACCGAAGACATCGGGTCAATATTGAAGTCCATACCAATCCAGATAGGCAATCCTGGATTAAATGGACAACTTTTGATATGTACCGCTCGTGAGAACGGGTAATACACACGACCAGCCATGTTTTCAAAAGCCGCTTCAAATTCAGCTCGATATGACTTTTCGTCCATATCCCGTTTGGCCGCTTCTAACTCGGCTTTGGGGATAAATGGGGAGGTAGATGTTGGGAATTGCCATGATTTCCAGTCAGGAGAACCTCCAGGTTGACCCAATTTATACACTTTATACAATTGGTTGAAGGCCTTCGGACTGCCGATAAAGAGCGCCCAACCTTTCTTATCTGCTAATGTTGGTCGAAGAACTTGAGTCCAAGTCTCTTCTTTAATATCTTGGTACTCATCCAGAATCAAGCCGTGTAAGCCAACACCACGAAGTGAGTCAGCTTTATCAGCGCCCTTCAATTCAATTCTTGAGCCATTAACAAGCTCGACCGTCATGTTGGTTTCGTTCAGACGGTAAATCCATTCTTTGGGAATAGCGTCCAATAAATCAGCCCACATGATCTGTTTAGCCATTCGATATGTAGGTGCAACGTACCAAATCTTCTGATTGGGCTTCGTGGCATGGGAAATCATCTCCATGCGTGACAAAAAGCTCTTTCCCCAGCGTCTTCCTGCCGCCACTACTCTAAATCTATGATTATCAAGATAAACTTCCAT